TAGTATTACATCTATAATTGCAATCCATAAAATCACACATAAAACTTCCTCTTTTGTCTCCTAATCTATACTCTATTGTTGACCCGGATGATAAATTTTGGCTTATAATTTTATTTACATTTTCTTCTGAGAAATTTTGACCCTTTCTGTTTAGTAAACAATCTACCGCATTTTCTTTTAATAAACGTACAATCTCGGCAATTTTCTTTGCCTTTCTCTCCGCTAATCTATATATATACATATCCGCGGCTTCTATATTATTATCCAACTTGGTACCATACAAATAAATCTCTACATTTCTCTGATCAAAAGGTAACGCGCAATGGGAAAAATTTCTCACCGATCTACCCACGATCTGTTCTTGTCTATTCAAATTATACCATGGATCTAAAATATGCGTTTGTCTAATATTCTTAAAATCCAATCCCTCTGAACCAGCACGTGATACAATAACTACCTTAATTATTTCGCCATTTATGTTATTTGGACTTGTGATTGCTTTAAGTTCGGTTTTAACATCAGGTGTTAAATTTTTATCACCAGTTATCATTATATATTTTGCAGGAAACCTTACATTTTCTGATTTTAATGTCAAAGCATCTATTGGTTTTGTTGGCGAAGTTTTAAACAGTGATCTCCCCCCGTATCTTGTAATTCCCATTTCTTCTAGAGCTAAAGCAAAGGGGACGCCGCCTCCATCAATGTATTGCGAGTATACAAAAATAATACCTTTAGATTTTCTAATAGAATTACAAATAGCAGCTATTTTTGCACTGTATTTCCCAATTTCAGAAGGAGAAAATATTCTACCAAAATTTTGAATTGTTATATCTTTATATGTGAAATCCGATTTTGTTGATTCGTCATACATCATGGTTCTATCCAATCCTTTTTTTCCATATAAATATTGATATAGATCATCATCGACATCATCACTGGCTAAATCTGAATGAGGATATATCATATTCAGTGCCTGTAACGGAGGCTCCAAAAGTGTAAAAAGCAAACCTTTATTTGGATCATTTAATATTGGTTTAATTTTTCGGAGAGAATCTAAAACAAAATTATATCCTTTTTTTTGATAACTTCCTATATTAATAATTGATAAATCTAATACTTGTATAGGATCAATAATCACTTTCCCATTAAGTTGTTTAGCAGGGTATGTCCAACTTTTATCCCGTAACATTCCTAAATATGATGTAGGATTTCCCGCTTCTAAAGGATATATACTATATGGAAATGTGAAAGGATTATTTCCTCGAACATATGAAATATACCCCATCATTTTTTGAATTAATAACTCTTTTCCTATTTCCTGTCCCTCTGTATTTTGAACAAACGTACCCTTTGAATCAAATACTTCCCTTAAAGTGATTGGATATCTCTTGTCATTCAAATTCAGTAAATTTAATAGCCAAATTATTTCTTGGTAATCATTAAACATTGGAGTAGCCGACAACAATAATAATTTTAAATTATTAGCATTTGTTACAAGAGTCAAAAGATTTTCGGAACTAGGTTTCACTGTTCCTTCCCCAGTAATTCGCAAATTATGAACTTCATCAATAACAAGCATACGATTAGAGAATTCTTTCTGAAGCGACCGTCTTTGTTTTCTTCTAATTAAATCAGAGCTATCTCCTCTACCTACTGTTTTTTGCATAACTCGAGAAATATAATTCGAAAATTCAATATATCCTTGAAAATGATAAGACTGAGATATGATTCTTTTAACTTGCCTTACCACTCTATGACGAGAAAGACCTTTCATATTCATGGGATTTATCTCCTTAATGAATTTATTACCAGTACACGCTTTAATATTCCATAAACCATTAACCTCTTTTAATTTTCTTTCATCAAAAAGTTGAATTTTAAAATTTTCCTGAACAGCAGGTGATGCAACAATAATTATTCTTTTTGTTATCCCCAATTGTTTTAAGTAGGTACGCATCTCTTCACATACAGAAATTGATGAACAAGTTTTCCCTGTACCTAATCCATGAAATAGTAATAGTCCATTATAAGGGGTCTGAAATGACATATAATTCCTCACAAACATCTGATGCGGATCCAATTCAAATTCTGTATTGTCGCATAATTTTTGCGCGACTTCCTTAATATTATCGAACTCATCACGTGTTTTTTCTTCATAACGATTATCATAAAATTCCTTCTTTGTTGCAATTTTGACATTAAAATTTGGATCGTCTAGAGAAGGATATAGATACGGGAATTTTTTTGATTCGTCACCCAATTGATTTCTATTATCATCTGACATACATTTAAGAAAATTACGCTGGTCTGGATTATCCATATCAATTGTTTTGATATCCTTAAATTCTTCTTTAAGTTGTGTGCATGTTTTTACAACTATTTTTTTTTGTTTAATTTTTACCCTCCCTTTCTTTTTAATTTTTACAGCTGGCTTTTTTTTTTCCGATGACATCAGTTAATATATTATGAGATTAATCTATATCTTTCTAAAACATTATTGATATCTTTAATTACCTGTAATTTTTCTAAATTATAGGGTCTAATAGTAGATAAACATTCATCTAAAGTGAACCATTTCATATCACTTACCTCGCTCCTTTGAAAATTGGACGTTGATACATTATCGGATATAAGCTCCGCCAAATAATATTTATGTTTATATGATTTATAATTGGAACCAATAAATATTTCTTCAAACGGTTGAATGTTGGTAATCATATCCAAATCATCCTTCATGTACCCTGTCTCTTCATTAAACTCACGATAGGCGCAAGTTATATCTGTTTCTTGGTAATTTCTTCGTCCTTTTGGAAATCCCCACTCTGGAGTATACCATTGTGTTAAACTTTCTTTAACTAAACTAACTAAATCGTATGTTCCTTCGCTATAAATTTGTATTCCTCTTTGAATTTGCGTAAACTTTTCTTTTGCATGTTTTTCTTCACCTCTATACTGAATTCCAATAAAATCACCCCATAAACCCTTCCATAGTTCTTCAAAACTATTGGATATAAGTTTTTCTTTTTCGTGCACCGTCATTTCATCAATAAGTGTTTGGATATACTCTTTGTTATACAATGGATATTTTCCTCTTAAAAATTCTATATAACCCAAACTATCCTTTCTACAAATCATTAAATATTTTAGCACATTGCTTTCTTTTTTAAAAGCCACTATTCCTATACTTGTTATGGGCATTTTACATTGATTAAATAAATGTCCCTGTTTTGTACAATTATTACAAAAATTATATGTTGTTTTTTGTCGATTCATATTGTTATATGTTTATAAACATTAGTTTTTATGTCTATTTCATATATAATGCCTCTCGATCCAGAGATATGGATGCCTCATTTTAAATTTACATTACAGACCATATCAGTTATGTATCCGCAACATCCCAATGATGTTACAAAAAAAAAGTATTATGATACAATTCAGAATCTACCATTGTTTCTTCCTCAAAAACCTATAGGAAATAAGTTTGCAAAGCTGTTAGACAAATATCCGGTAACTCCTTATTTAGAGTCGCGCGAATCTTTTATGAAATGGGTACACTTTATAATTAATAAATTACATGCTGCAATGGACTGGGAACAAGAAGACTTTTTTGATAGTTTAGAAAAATATTATGATTCATATAAACCAAAGGAAGTACTAAATCGAGAAAAATACAAATCTCGAAAACAGTATATTATGATTGGTACTGTCTTATTTATTATTTTACTTATTTTATATCTTCTTAAGAAGTCATCCAAATAATTATCTTCATAAAATATAATGAGAATAGGACTGTTTATAATAGGAATTACGATATTTTTAGTTGTAAATACATATTATGATGGTAAGTATACAAAGATGTTTCATATAAATAAAAAGTATGTACAAATGGCCACATATGCATTTGTAGGGCTATCATTATACTTATTTATCAAAAAAAATCCAGAAGGGTCAAAAGGCATGTTTAAACACGCGAATAGTATTATTAAATATATGCCCATTGATCGTAATACAACAGATATGTTAACACCTATTTTTGATTTTGCTAGTGTAAAAGGCGATATGGATCAACTTAATAATACGGCTTCTATAAACAACGCTGTTACACCCCAAATGAAAAGAATGTTAAATTCGGGCGGAAGCTCTTCTAAACGCTCTGTAAGCGAGACTAAAAAAAAATATGTAGCTGCTCAACAAGACTGGAGGTGCAAACACTGTGAAGAACAACTTAAAGCAACATTTCAGGTTGATCATAAAGTAGATTTAAGATATGGTGGATCAAATCACGTTTCTAATTTAGTAGCATTATGTACCGAATGTCACGCTACAAAAACTATGCAAAGTAATTTATAAATTAATTAGGTTCTTTAATATTTTTAAATAACCTGATAATATATTATGACTAAATCTGGTTATCAAGACACAGTTATTAAGAATTTATTGGCAATTACATTATATGTTCCATTAATTATTGCAATAATTGCTAGTTCTATGAAGTTATATGATTTTATTTATCCTTCTGTGCCTGGAAGAAATGTTAGTGAGCAAGCTTCTGATTTACGATATAATCTTCTTAATAGCATTATGATATTCTTCCGAACTACTTTTGGATATATTTCGACATTTTTTAGAATTGTATGGTCATGGATAACTAATTTCAAAACCCTTGCAATTACAATATTGATTGTCTATCTTTTTTTATCCTATTTTTTTACATTTTTATACAAAGATAATTCAGTATTAAAAGAGTGGTCAACATATAGTAATATCATTCTAATATTGGGTGGTGCATTTATTGCATTAGGAGTTATTTCTTTATTCATAAAAGAAAACAATGATGCTAATCCATATCCTTATAAAGATAGCACATTTTCCCAAATGAAATGGACATTTTCAGAAACTGTACCATTATACAAATCAATATTAAGCATTGCTATAGTTTTAGGACTAACCACGCTAGCTTTATATTTAATAAAAACCTTTTCATTTTTATCTATTACATTAACTGTGTTAATAGAAATTATTGTCGTTCTTGCATTAATATTTGCAATATTCAATGCTGTTACTAAGAATGCATGGCTACTGAGCAAAATAATGAATAATAATTTCTTCAAGTTGCTTTATCATGTTATATTTATTATACCTTGTACTGTTTTATATTTCACAAATTATATATGGGAACAAATAAAAGAGACACCGTATGTAGCATGGATTATTTTACTAGCTGAAATAATAGGAGTTGGGTTATACTTTTTAATTCCAATAATCAAAAATTATATATTTATACATTCGGTTACAAAAACGGATGATTTAATGATACAACAAGAGAGTGAGGCACACGATAAATCTATAATAAGAAATGAGAATCAGTTATCTAACATAATGGATGGTGTATCTGTAGATTGGGAGGTTATATTAGCTGGTAATTTATATGATCCAAAAATGGTAAAAAATCTAAAAACATATTTAGAATCAAGAGGATATAGATCTGTTAAAAATAAACAAAAATTAGGATTTTTTGAGAACATGTTTTCAAAGACTTTATCTCTTGAGGCAGCAATCACATACGTGCAAGTAAATGCGCCCATCGTTATTGACTTGAGAAATCAAATTCAGATACAAACTGCTGAATCTAAGAATCTAGGAGATAGTAGAAAAAGCCGCGAAAATATGTTAAAAACAAAAATACTTTTGAAAGATCCGATTTATTTAAATACTAAAAAAGTGATCGGAAATTACGAAGATATAGGATCTGGTGTAGGAGCTTTTAATTATAATTATTCAATTTCAGCATGGACATTTATCCATGATCAACCGCCAAGTTTTAGAAAATCTAGTAGTAAATTCACGAATATATTGGATTATGCAAATAAACCTAAAATACAATTTAACCCATCTACAAATACACTAAGAATTATAATGAGTAATGGTTTAGACAAAGATAATGTAGTGTATACTACAAAAAATTTTAAACTTCAAAAATGGAATAACATAATTATTAATTATGATGGCGGAACTTTAGATATTTTTATAAATGGAGGTTTAGTATCTTCGACAAATAATATAGTTCCAATAATGTCATATGATGAAATTACAGTTGGATCAAATAACGGTTTAAGTGGAGGAGTATGTAGCGTAGTATATTTTCCAAAACCATTATCTTTGAGTAAAATTCAAAGTTTATATAAAAATTTAAAATATAAAAATCCGCCAATTGTTTAGATAATTTCTTCGCCTATATTATATCATGAACTTGAAAAACATTGTAATAGGTGTAGTTATCATCCTCGTAATTTACTTACTTTACATATGGATATTTGGTGACAGTTCCAGAAGTTATCTATTGGGTCAACACGATGCGCGAAAAACAGTCATATTAACAGGCGACAATATACCCCACGGTGCATCCGCAGATTACACATATTCTATTTGGGTATACATTTCTAATTGGAATTACAGAATTGGCGAAAAGAAGATTATTTTTGGCCGCGGGCAAGATGGTAGCGTTCCAGCTCCCGAATTAAGTTTAGGAGCAATGATGAATAATGTAGATATTACTTTAGGAACATACGCTAGTAAAGACTCAACGCAGGCTGTAAATCACACGTGTACTTTAGAAAATGTTCCCCTTCAGGCCTGGGCAAACATTATTGTCACGCTCAATAACCGTTCTTTAGATATGTATTTAGACGGTAAATTGGTTAGAACTTGCGTACTCCCAGGTGTACCAAAAATGTCATCAGGAAGTCCTTTAGTAGTATCTCCTGGTGGAGGATTTGAAGGATATATTTCTAACTTCCAATATTTCTCGAGAGCTGTAAATCCTCGAGAGGCTTATGCTATATATAGAGAAGGTCCCGGAGGAACCAATTGGTTTACTGGTCTTATTAATAAATATAGACTTCGTATAGAATTCTTGAAAGATAATAAAGTAATGAATAAATTCGATATATAATTTATTTGCTATTATATATAGCTATGAATCGAGTACAACAAACAGGAAACGAAGTTTTAGGAACTGGGCGAAGAGCTCTTTCCGGAATAAGTGATTTTCTAAAATCGAATACACTTGTTTCAAAGGTTGTTTTTTTAATTTTAGTAATTATCGTGTTTATTCTGTTATTACGCGGTGGTGTCAGTTTTTTGACTTGGTTGTTTGAACCAACACCTTCACCACATCTTACTTCTGGAATGAAAGACGCTAAAAAATTACTTGTAATTCCACAAGATCCAAGTAATCCTAATTCTATCCCCGTAATGCGTTCCATTAATCAAAGAGATGGTTTAGAATTCACTTGGACTGTGTGGATCTATGTAGATGATTTAGTATATAAATCGGGTCAACGAAAACATATTTTCCACAAAGGAACCGAGCAATTAAATTCAGATCAAACCGCATTTCCTAATAATGGACCAGGTCTCTATATTCATCCTACTAGAAATTCTTTAATCGTAGTTATGAATACATTCAAAAATATTCTTGAAGAGGTTGAGGTTACTGATTTACCAATGCATAAATGGGTAAATGTGGCTATTCGCGTTAAAGGAAATATTATGGATGTATTTATTAACGGCGACGTCGCTCTCCGTCATACCTTTGATAGCGTTCCTAAACAAAATTATGGAGATGTATTTGTAAATCTTAACGGTGGATTCTCTGGAAACTTGTCTGATTTATGGTACCATGATTATGCTCTTAGCGGAACAGATGTAATGCAAATTGTTAGAGATGGTCCCGATCTTTCAACTAAGGTTACAAAAACAGCAACTCCTCCTTATTTGTCATTGCAATGGTATTTTGAGCAAGGCGAGACGCCAACCTCAAGTATGTGGCCAACACAATAATCACTTAATTGATAATATATTAAAATATAGTATCAACTTATTGTCTCAATGAAGGATTAATACAAATATTCATTGATGGGAAAATTTTCTTAGATTCACAATCATCTTTGCTATTTACTTTAATGCAAGAGCGATATCCGCGATCTGTTCCTATATAACAATATCCAGGTTTATGTTTTTCTTGAATTTTGTTATCTCCCGAACTTTCTTTATAAGATTTATTAGGTTCATGTTGAGGAAATTTATTAATACCATGCATCTCTCGATTTTCAATTGATTTTCTCACGCCTGAATCTCGCGATTCCCACAAATCTTTCCTTTTTAAATTTAGTTCTCTAGATAAAACATCTCCTGCATCTTTTACTGTCCCAGCCGCGACGTCTGCTGCTACTTGAGTACCCACAATACTGGTATCTATAACCTTTGCTGCAGTTTTAGGTGCATGCGAAGAAAATTTAGCAATGAAATCACCTATTACATCGGTGCCTTTTGCTAAATATGAAAATATATTTAATCCTAACAAAGCCAAAACAACCACTATAAGAATAATTGTAATTATATTCCATGTACCCCATTCACTATCAGATGAAGCTAGTGGTGGCTTTATAGATAATGAGCGAGATGGTCTTAAACTATCTGCGCTTAATGAGTTTGGTGTTCCTGTTATTACTTCGTCCATATACAAAATAGCAATATTAAATATTTAGAATATATATATAAATGAATCAATACTACTCTCCAAAGTGTAATAATAATGATAAATTAGTAAAATCAAGATGCGAATGTAGAAAAACGATAAAGATAAAAGTAAAAAGGAAAAAGGCCAAAGTAAGAATTACTGTTAAAAAGAAAAAGCCAAAAGTTGTTAAGAAAAAAAAAACAAAAAAGATATTATCCTTTTCGGAAAAACACAAGGGTCCGTTATATTTTAAAAGTAAATTTGTGGAAGAAATAAATAAAAAGTGGAATGAGGGTCTCCGTACCGATTGGATTAACCGATATGGACCCAATAAGGGGAGATGTAGAAAGGGTTATATTAAAAATCCAAAAGATAAATTTTGCTATACTTTCAGTCGCAAGATATTAAAAAAATACACTCAGAAAACTAAACCTGCAAAAGCAAAACGAAAAACAGTAAAAAAAACAACTAAAAAGTCACCTAGTAAAAAAAAATCACCTAGTAAAGTTAAGAGAAAACGTTGCCCAAATGGAACAAAAAAAGATTCTGTAACAGGAAAATGCGTTCCAAAAAATAAAACATCCATTAAAAAGAAACCGGTTTTAAAGAGAGATACATCTATTATTGAAAATAACACTCCAAAACTAGCAAAGGAATTGAGAAGAGAAGAAAAAAAGGGGGAAGTTCGATATTCTCCTAGTATAAATAAACAATTAATGACGTTAAAAAGTGTAACACCTAAAGGTAACATATATGATTGTCCCAACGGAGATGTGATCGCAACGACGGCTAAAGGTACAAAATGTTTTGGATGGAAAACAAAGAGAGCAAAGGAGATCATGTTAAAAAATTTAAATACAACTAAACCCGTTTCAGCAAAGTTAATAATAGCACCAGCACAGCACCAATCAAATTGTTGGATGAATTCGTTTTTCATGGCGTGGTTTATAAGTGACGGAGGTCGTAAATTTAATAGATGGTTCAGACAAACATGTATTACAGGAAAGGTGCCCGGTAGTGGAAAAAGTATACCAACCAAAATGAAAAAGCCAGCATTTTTATTGAATAAAATGATAGATGCTTCATTAAGAAGTAAATCAGAAGGTGATCCATCTAGATATGCCGAACTTATGGATACAAATGATATAATTCGACAATTTCATAGAGCTCTGCCAAATAATAGAATCGTGAAAACTAAAAAGGCATCCAATCCTTTGACATTTTACTCTACCATTTACAGAAAAATCATAGATGAAAAGGATAGTCATATACTTTGGCGTGAAGGCGATATATCATATACGAAAGGACCTATCAGTTGGTTAAATTTCTATATATCATCAGATAACCCTCCAACTGGAGAACAACTAAATAAACTAATATCCACCGCTTCAATATTAGGTGATTTTATTCCAAAAGTAATCTTTGTAGAAGTACACGATACGCCCTCTGGTAAATTTAAAACACCAAAAAAATTAGAATTTGTTGTTGATCGTGCAAACGTATTAGACAGAAAAAACATTCAACCAGGAAAGAAATACTCATATAAATTAGATGCCGCAGTTTTAAGAAATACAAGTAAAATTCATTTTTCCGCGTATATTACTATTAACGGTATTGATTATGGATTTGATGGTGAAAGTTACAGTAGATTAGAAAAATTTAATTGGAAAAGTAAACTGAATAAAAATACACAATGGCGTTTCGCAGAACAATATGAAACATATTTTAACTTTACAAAAGGTTATCAAATACTAATTTATTACCGAGATAGTTGAAGGTAATGAATAATATTAAACGATTTAAACTCATTTTTTAATTTTAAATTAAGAAATGTGTTTATCATGGTGTTGTATTTGCATTGATGAAACTGGTAAAATAAAATGTAGAAAGGAAGAATGTCGAAAAATAAAATGCAAGAGATATTTTTTGCCTTTTGTGGGGATATCTTCGTTGGCTTTTTTTGAAGAATTTAGAGAATTTTATTACTTCCCTTTTATTATATCAGTAGCCTTTTTTATAATATTTTGGAACTTTCCAATTCTGGTATATGTCACTGCATCAAAGCCTCTTTTCTATGAAGATTTATTTATAGACGAAAAAAAATTACCAAATTATGACGTTGATCCGAAAATTAAAAAGAAATTTCAAACTATATTAATATGGGTACTAATTATTACCAATAGTTTATTTGTCGGAGTTCTTTCAGATTATTGGTTATATAAAACTATTAATGTCGAAAGTTATTTAGAAATTATAGGTGTGACTGGTGGAATTATTAAAATATTTCAGGTAATTAATAATAGCATTGGTAGAATAATGCTGAAAATATTAAAAAGCTGCGTTAAAAAAGAGAATAGTCGATTTAAACAAGAACAACGAGAGCGGATTAATAGCATTGTTTCTTTGAAAAATGTCGAGAGTTTGGATAATATTAAAACATTAGAATTAACAGATATCGATAGTAAAAAAATCTCCAATTAATATATAATGGATGTTGAACTGAAGAAAATAGAAAAAACACTCAATGAACTATCACTCCAAGAAAAAAAAAGAAAACAGGATCTTCTTAGATATCAGAAAAAAAGAGCTAGTGATCATAGAAGAACTAAAAAACGGATGGCAGAGGCACAAAAAAATGTTAATAAAGGAACTAGAAAAAATAGACCAGTTTTAAAAGCTTCTTCATCTCCAGTAGATGAGCCATATATGATGGAAAATGATGCTAAAAATAAATATCTAGACATAAATATGAAATTGCAAAATGCAAAACAAGAGCTTGATCGAACTTCGCAAAGAATGCTCCAAATGGAAGACCAACCAATCCCTAAAAATATGTTAAAATCAGAAATGCATAAGAGGAGTGTTAAAATGAAATCCATGAAAAACACACACGCCCAAAATTTAAAGCGTTACACAAAATTAATTGGTCAATTAGATGAACCAATTGGCGAAATTGCTGCAATGCACCCAATGGCATTGCTAGATTATCGTATTACTGAAAAATATAATCCCCAATATGCAATTCCGTCGGATTTTACCGGTAGTCCCACTATTTCGGAAGGTGAATTTGATAGTTTATCCCCTCCTAATTATATGCAAAATATGCCATCTCTAACAGGTTTTAAACTAACTGGTGATCATCTTGCAAATATGGAACGGAGTAATGAAATGAGCTTGGTAAGACAAATGCGGGATAGTCAAGCGATGCCTGTCCCATCAAGTGGAGAACGCAAATCTAGCGAGGGTATTACCGATATAGAGAGAGCGAGACAAGAAGCCGATTTAGCCATTGAAACTGCAAAACAGCAGGCTATAACAGATCGAATGATGAAAGATTCGGGATTGATTTTTACTGCTCAAGATGAAAGAGATATAGCAGAAGAATTAGAACAAATGATGAGAGATGCTGAAGGAAATAGAAAACGACACACTCGCAGAAAACATAAAAAGAAAAAGCATAAAAAGCAGAAAAAGAAAACTCATAAGAAAAAGAAGAAACGCAGGAAAAAGAAAGGAGGTACCAGGAAAAAGAAAGGAGGTACTAGGAAAAATAGAAGACGGTAATTATTTATTAAATAAGTATAAAGGATTATATTCATTAATATTCATAATGAATATGCTCTATAGTTTTTGTTTTATGATCGCTTCCATAGGAAGTTTGCGTTGTTATCATTCATCTCATCCTAATATTTTCAGTGACCTCCAAGAATTTGATTCTTGGACAAGCACCTATAATAAATTTCAACATTGGGGAGACAATCATAATCTCACACACAGCTATAATAATTGGTTATCAAATCGTGATCTTGTGAATAAACATAATTCTGAAGACCACGGTTTTAAATTAGAATTAAACGAATTTGCGGACAAACACTGGTCGCAATGGGCGACTAGAAAAGATTTGAATTATCAACTAGCTAATAAAGAATTTCCAGAACCAACTGAAAAAAAAGCACTACTGGGAGTTCCAAAAACAGTTGACTGGCGAAAAAAAGGCGTGGTGACAGCTATTAAAAATCAACAGCAATGTGGGTCTTGTTGGAGCTTTTCGGCCACTGGGTCGATGGAAGGGCAACACGCTCTTAAAACTGGCAATTTAGTTCCACTTAGTGAATCTCAAATTGTTGATTGTGATGTCAATGGTACAGATCAGGGATGTAATGGAGGGTTAATGGATGGGGCATTTCAGTATGTAATTGGTGCTGGTGGCATTGAAAGTGAAACAGAGTATCCATATATTGCCCAAGATGATCCATGTAAATTCAATAAAAGTAAGATTGTAGCTACCTTCTCAAGTTTTAAAGATGTTAAAGGTGGTGAAACTGGATTGAAAGAAGCTGTTGCTGCAATTGGTCCTATTTCAGTCGCCATTGATGCATCCAGTCCTCAATTCCAATTTTATAAAAAAGGAGTATATTATGACCCGAGTTGCTCTAGCACAATGTTAGATCATGGGGTACTTGTTGTTGGTTATGGAACAACAACAAATGGTACCGACTATTGGATTGTTAAAAATAGTTGGGGAGAATCTTGGGGCGACGATGGGTATATTTATATGTCAAGAAATCGAGATAACAATTGTGGAATCGCTACACAACCATCATATCCAATTGTTTAAATAAAAAAATATCAATAGTTTGATTAACCGCATTTATGAAATGGTTTGAATATAGCTAAACTTACAATTGCTGCGGCAATTCCTTGATAAAATATATTTCTTCTAACACCTGCTGATTTTTTTTTAATAATAATCTGTTTTGCAGTCAAAGAGTCTCTGAAAGGTGTTCCAACAAATCGTGTTGTTACCATGTAATAAATAGAAGCAATTACATACGCAGCCATACCATAAGCTAGATACACGGAAATCGTACAATTATTCATATATTATATATAAATAGAATATATGAAATTATTACCATTAGATGTTTGTAGAATTATTTGGACTCTTTGTGGAAATGATGCTATATTTCTAAATAAAGAATTGATAACATTTATTGCAAAACTTAAAGCTAAAATGCGCGAAGATCCTTTGATTATTAAATATAGATTAGTAAAGATGCGTGAACTAGCAAGTGATTGGGGTTCTAGCAGGCCTTCTTATAGAAGACCCTCGCTTTCCGTAGATAAAATATATAAAACCATTGCATTAAATGGTAATTTACCATTGGGAAAAATCTTAAATAAAAATAATATCATGCCATCTGGAATGTTAAGCGATAGATTGATCCCTTGTTCAACGTGTTGTTATTATGATGATTCGGGCAGACCTGACCATGCACGCACTAGGGTTATATATTGGGAATTGTATGATATATTATGTGATAACATACAAAAAGCTAAAACTTATCAGTTATTATTTCCATTTGATGGGAGATGTACTAATTTGAGCCGGTATTCGAAACAGGCTTTTGGAAAAGTTTGACACATTCATAGATTTTAGCGGCCTCATTGATGGCGAAACACCCTCTTTTTTGAGCCAAACCTAAAAATCCGACCATGACATTTAAAGCCTCATTCTCATTGGTTACGGGTAAATTTAACAAGTTTACTGTGGGGGTAGTATTAGTTGAGTGTTCAGTATTTGTTTCTGACATTATGCAATAAATAGATTCAAAATTTTAAGTTATTATTTATTTAAAAAATTAAAATTATAAAATACATAATGAAAATTTATATAATAAGTCTTAAAACAGAAATAGAAAATCGTATAAAAATCAAAACAATATTTGAAAAGTTAAATATCACGAACTATACTATAATTGATGCGATTGATGGTTATATGTTAAAAGAGTATAATATTTATGAAAAATGGAGAGATCCATGGTCACATTTACATTTAACCCGTGGAGAGGTAGGGTGTGCATTATCTCATAATTTGGTTTGGGAAAAAATAGAAAAATCGGATGATAAAGCAGCTATAGTTCTAGAAGATGACTTTATAATTGCAAATGAAGTTGAATTTTGCAAATTAGCAAGGTATGAAGGAACTGTTAATTTTCATTTTATGTATTTGGGTAGAAAAAAGATGAATGATGCTGTCGAATATAATGTAGATAAAAGTAAAATAGAATATTTGAATCTTTCAGACAATATTAATATAGTAAAATCTGAATTTAGTTATTGGGCAATTGGATACATTTTATCTAAAAAGGGTGCTAAATATCTTAAAAATGAAGCAAAAATCGAATCAAAAGTTTTTAAAGATAATATTTTTCCGGTAGATGAGTATATACCTTGGATGTTTGGAAAAAATTCAATATATGGATTAAATGAAATTATTCCTTTCGATACTCAATGTTGGGCAATTGAACCCTATATAGTAAAGCCTAAAAACAATGCTTTCTCAGAGAGCGGGACTTACTTTTCTAACCCAGTTCCTGTTTATACGAATGAGGTTACTCTTTTAACAGTCGGTACAGAAGAAAATGATTGTGTTAAAAGATATAGACAGTCATGTAAAAGATATGGATTTAATCCAATAGTATTGGGATTAGATACATCATGGAAAGGAGGAGATATGGCTGCTGGTGCAGGTGGTGGTCAAAAAATTAATTTTATAAAACAATATTTATCTACCTTAGAAAAAAACACATTAATTGTTTTTACAGACAGTTATGATGTTATTGCTAATAATCATGTTACAGAATTATTAGATGTATATAAAACAAATTATAATGGTAAGATAGTTTTTGGTGCTGAAAAAGGATGTTGGCCAGATACAAATTTAATGGATAAATATCCAACAATAGATGTAGAAAATAAATATTTAAACTCCGGAAATTTTATAGGATGGTCTGATGATATTAAGAAAATAACAGAACTACCAATTAATAATAATGACGATGATCAATTGTATTATACACATCGTTTTCTAGAATCTCTCCAAACCATTAAAAATATTGAACTGGATTATCATCAAAAATTATTTTTGTGTCTTAATAATGAATATAATATAGATCTGAAATATAATAAATCGTGCATAACTGTTAAAAATAATAGACCATGTTTCATTCACGGGAATGGCCCTGAGACTACAAAACTAAGATTAAATAGAATATCAAATTATTGCGTTGCTGGATGGAACTCTACTTATGGATATAAATGTGTAAACAAAAAAAAACTAACGCCGAATATAATGATAATATATGATGATTTCCCTGAATATAATAATCAAACTGTTGAATCTATTTTAAGTATTGACTATCCATCTGATAAAATTACATATGTATATGTGCATAAAGAAACAGCTTTCAATATTAAAAATATAAAACAGCAGTTTATATGTGTAAAAAAATCTGATCAACTTTTTGAAACTCTCGAAAAATTAGCAAAAGAAGAACATGATTGTGAATTTATATTTTATATCAATTCAAATGCTGTTATTGAAAATACTAATATTTTAAGAAGTTTATTACGTGAAAATAAATCTGTTATAGGGCCATTATTAAGATGTAAAAATTCCCTATTTTCAAATTTTTGGGGAGACATAGATTCTAACAATTTTTATAAAAGATCAGACGATTATATTAAGATAGTAAACAATGAAATAAAAGGTTGTTGGAATGTACCCTATCTATGGTACACTTTACTTATACACAAAGACCATTTTAAGAAAGATTATTTCGTAAATAATATAGATAAGGGTAGTGGTATTGATATGGCATTCTCTTACAACATGCGTAAAAGCAACTATTTCATGTGGGTTCTAAATAATGAACATTTTGGTTATTATCAAGAGCCAATTGGATTAATGACTTTCAAAACCAATTTACTATCTTGGGAAAGTAAGTATTTATCTCCCGCTTTTCGTGAAAAAAGAGAAATCATGGATCTTGGTTTTGATGTTTTAAAAATAAATATATTCACAAAAAAATTTTGCGAAGAAATAATTACTATTGCTGAAAAACACAATTCATGGTCACAGGGAGGTAAAAAATATTATGATAAAAGAATTGGAAATACTGAAAATCATCCAACACAAGACATTCATTTAAATCAAATTGGATTAGAAGAAATGTGGAAATTTATAGTAGATTGCTATATTAATAAAATAGTTTGGGATACATACAAATATAGTACAAAACAAACAAATATTAATTTTGTAGTAAAATATGATATGGAAAAACAAAAAGAGTTAAAACCACACCACGATTCATCTGTATATACGGTTAATCTTTGTTTGAATGATGATTTTGAAGGGGGTGGGTGTAGATTTATACGTCAAAATAAAACAGTTAATAATAAAGATATTGGATCAATAATAATACATCCTGGTAAGATTACACATTATCATGAGGGATTGGCCATATCAGCTGGTAAAAGATACATATTGGTTTCATTTATAAATTAAATAAATTTCAAGAATAATTATTTAATTTATATTTTTAATACAGGTAACGCCAAATACAGTTCCATGATTTGTGTACTGTTCGAATGAATATGTATTTAAAACTGGAAAATGGGGAAGTATATCTTCATTTAAAATTTTATCATAATCCACTTTACTTCCTGTTAAATCTCTAACAAATATTCTAAATGTTTCCTTAATACCGTCATCAATTACTTCGACCCATTGAATATTACCTGATAAATCTTCGAACTTTTTTTTACAAGCGTTAATATCAAATGACATATATATATATACTATTACGAAAAGAAACTATACTTTTATTTTGGTATTTCTCCCCCAGGATCGCCTGGCTCTCCACCTTTTGGAAGAGGATATACCGAAAAATACCATCCCCTTTTTTCCGAACCTCCATCTGCGCTAAAATAAAACCGAATTACATTAAAATTCAAATCTAAAGATACTCCTTCTCTCAATCCTAAATATTCTGCTCTTCTAGTACTAGATGGAAATATATATCCATTTAAAGATTTAGTTGCATCATAGCGTCCTCCTCCGAAAGATGAACCCCACGGTGGAGTTCTACTAGAACTTGTTTGTAACCATGGATATAAAACAGATGCGGTTGAACTAGGTGTTGACTGAAAATTTTCTAAAGCTTTTTCATCAGTATTAGATACTTGAATACCTAGTCGGTCATACTGACTATAACTAAACTCTTCGAAGTCCATATAATTAAATCCTCCTGAATGAATCCAAAATCGTAATCCTGTTGGACTATAAAATGTAACATAATAATTATCATTACTATTATAATTTTCACGATCTCTTCCAGAATCTGTAAAATAAAATGGTTTAGCTGCAGTATACTCTACTTTAAAATTACACCTGTGCGTTTCTTCATCCATTGCTACAGTTGAAAAGGGTTCGACAGGCTTGGCATCACCAGGATAATCTCCGCCTCCTCCCGGCAATGAGTTGCCGCTAAAATATGTTTTGATACTTATATTTGACCCGGTTGTTGCTGCAGGTACCTGCAAGCCTGGTGGCGCCCATGTTTGACCTGCGAAGTCAGATATATCAACTCCTGTACCTGGCGATACAACAGTACCCAATGCTCTACCATTAACTACATTATAAATATCACTCCATTTTATCCCTGATCCTGAATCCCATGTTGGTATTTGCGCCATTTATTAAATATATATATTAAATTTAATAAATTATTTTAATTCATCTATTTGTTTTTGTTGTTCTTTAATGCAATTGATCAATAATGGGATTATTTTATCATATCTTACGGCCATGTATCCATTGTCTCTGGTTACAGTGGCTTCTTTTAATACTTCATTTACCTCTTGAGCCAAAACACCTACATCTCTGCCTGTATTTGAATGTATTTCTTTTTTCTCTACCCAATCAAATGAATATCCGTTTATTTTTTTTAATTTATCCAATGGATTTTCTAAGAGTTTAATATTTGTTTTGAGCCTTTTATCTGATGTGGAAAATGCCGTTATATCTCCTTTAACTGTTAAAGCCCCTCCTAATGCTAAAGTATTAGATCCAGAAAGAGCATTCTGTACGTTTGCAAATGTTACAGAAGCATCTGTTCCATTTTTTACATACCCAAAATGATATATTTTATTATGAGTAAAATTTTGGGGACCTAATGAACCAGAAACGGTTGTCCATTTTACTTGAATATATTTACCATAATATGAAGCATAAAAAAGTGGTATTTCTCTAACTGACATCACGGCAGCATCATTGGGATCAGAGTCACTTCTAACAATTAATAAATCGCCTACAGCTAATTCTCCAAACCAACCGGTTGCACTATAAGACGTGGTGCTACCACCTGTAGAACCAGGTATCGTAGCTATGTTACTACCATCATAATCTGTATCATTAAAATTGAAAACCCCATCATTACCATATTTTATCAACTGTCCGCTACTTGACTGAGAAGTCATACCACCTACTGAATGATAACTTTCGCCCGGATTGCTATTATTTTTCATTTGCCATCTGAAAGAGTTCCCATGAATACCATTAGTCCCTACTGTTCCTTGGACACCAGTTGAACCCTGAGTACCAGTAGAGCCTTGAGTACCCTTGGAACCCTGAGTACCAGTTGAACCTTGTGATCCTGTTGAACCCTGAGCACCTGTAGAGCCTTGAGCACCTGTAGAGCCTTGAGCACCTGTAGAGCCTTGAGCACCTGTAGAGCCTTGAGTGCCTGTTATACCTTGAGCACCTGTGGAACCCTGAGCACCTGTTTTCCCTTGTGATCCTGTGGAACCCTGAGCACCAGTTGAACCCTGGGTACCTGTGGAACCCTGAGCACCAGTTGAACCCTGGGTACCTGTGGAACCCTGAGCACCTGTTTTCCCTTGTGATCCTGTGGAACCTTGGGTACCTGTTATACCTTGAGCGCCTGTGGAACCTTGGGTACCTGTTTTCCCTTGAGCACCTGTTGAACCCTGAGCACCTGTTGAACCCTGAGCACCTGTGGAGCCTTGTGATCCTGTTATTCCTTGTATACCCTGTGATCCTGTGAAACCTTGGGTGCCTGTAGTGCCTTGAGCGCCTGTGGAACCTTGGGTACCTGTTTTCCCTTGTGATCCTGTGGAACCC